CTCGACAAATTACTCTGGAAACTCCAGACATTAATGCTTATCGCTGGAAAATGCGTCCTGATTTGGCTGTTGAACAAGATTCTGAAACTAATCCTGATCCTTGGAATTTGATTCGAAATGGTTATCTTTATGTTTACATTGCAACTCCTTTAGGAGGGGTCAATATACCTTATACTAGTAATCCTATTATTCAACCTTTTTATAGTGGTGGAAGTGATCTCACTTTCCATCGTTTTGAACCTATTCCTAATCTATCTTATTTTTGGAATGCTACTGCAAAGAAAATGGAAAATTTTATTGAACGTTCTGTTAAACGTCGTCCAAGTGTTGATTCAAGTGTAATTGTTATTAGTCCACCTAAATCCAATCCTATTACTCGCCGTATTGTAAGTGGTCGTGCTACTTCTGGTATGCAAACTCTGATTTCACCAACTCCTAAACAAGCCGATCCTGTGAATAATCAAGCTCAGGATACCCCTACTGATAATGTAGCTGGAACTGTTGTTGAAAATGCTGAACCTAAAGTTGAGAAAATTGCTGACACTCCTGGTGCCAAAGTTATCAATATGCTTCGTGGGCCAGCTAATTCACCTGTTCCTAGCATTCAATTAACTAGTCTAGCTTCTAAATGGTTCGTGTATAAAACTTATAATATTCTACCTGCAACTACCATAATTGATGAAATAGCTCATGCTACTGATACCCTAAGAGCACAAGCCAAATTGATTGGAACTACTGGAAAGTATTTCCGAGGTGATTTGCGTGTACGTGTTCAACCTACTGTTGGGGCTTATTCAGCTGGTTTGGGTATAATGGCTTGGGTTCCATTTGGTGAAGATTATGGAGCAAGTTTGAGTCCAGCTCAAATAGCTCGTCTTCTTACTCTTCGTCATGTTATGTTTGATTTATCAAGTAACGATCCTGTAGAATTGTATATTCCTTATCAATATCCTCTTGAATACTTCACAATGACTAATGATAATAACTATTCTGGTGGCATTATTATTGGTATGATTACTCCTTTTTCACAACCTACAACTGCGCCTCTGAAAACAACTATCACTGTTGCTATGAAATGGGAGAACTTTGAAACTTTCATTCCTAAACCAATTCCTTCTTGTGTTAGTGATTCTGTCGTTGGTCATGCCACCTCAGCTACAACAAACGTAACTAACCTAAC